AAAGGCGGCTTTGTAAACAATACTAACGCAGATACAATTGGCGGTGAAACAGTTAAAGAACGACAGAGCTTGTCAAAAGCACTAAAAGCTAAACCAGATAATTAAGGTGTAATATAAATGCAACATTTTTACGATGGCCAAATAAGAAGATACTTAACTCAAATGATTAGACTTATGAGTAATTTTTCTTACGAAGACGGCGACAAAAAACTTACACAAATTCCTGTTATGTATGGTGACATTACAAGACAAGTCGGAAGCATAATTAGAGAAAATTCTGAAAATAAGATTCCTAGTGCGCCAAGAATGGGAGTATACGTTACAGGTATTGAAATGAATACTGCACTATTAGCAGATTCTAGTTTTATTAGTAAAGTAAATGTAAGAGAAAGAGCCTACGATGCACAAGGTCAAGAATACTTAAATGAGTCAGGAAAAAATTATACAGTAGAAAGATTAATGCCTACACCTTACACATTATCAGTAAACTGTGATATATGGAGTACAAATACAGATCAAAAGTTACAAATATTAGAACAAATTTTAATGTTGTTTAATCCTAGTTTAGAAATACAGACTACAGACAATTATATTGACTGGACTAGTTTAAGTGTTGTAAATTTAGATCAAATAAGTTTTAGCAGCAGATCTATACCAACTGGAACTGAATCAGAAATTGATGTTGCCACATTAGGGTTTACTGCTCCAATTTATATTTCACCTCCTACTAAAGTAAAAAGACTTGGTGTTATTACAAATATTATAACAAGTATGTTTGACGAAACTGGTAATATTAATAATATTAATCCTGATAAAATATTTGATAGTTTCGGAAAACAAATAGAAAGCGAACTGTCTTCAGACTTTGATAGTCAAGATACTGTAATGCCAGTACTTAACACAGACCATACAGAAGTACACGGCAGGGTCGGAGTTTTGCCTACAGGAGAAATAGAACATATTACACAAACTGGTAAAGTAAAAAGAGGAACTGCTGATGCAGTTTATGGCATATCTCATAAAGGACATGATCTACTTGTTTTAAATAATACATTACAACTAATTAATAAAGGCATAGTTGGCAATACACTATGGACAACTTACCTAGATGCAGTTCCTGGAAACTTTAGATCAGGACTTTCACAAATTAGGTTAGCAAGAAAAGATCTTACAAATGATATTGTAGGTACGTTTGCTGTTGATCCTACAGATGATACAAAAGCAGTAGTAAATTGGGACACAGATACTTTACCAAGTGATACTATTATCACTAGTACACTACAAGAAAAAGCAAAAATTGATTACATACTTGATCCTACAAAAACAAACCCAACTACTTTAAAGACAGCAGGAAATAGGATTCTACTTTTAGGAGCAATAGGTTCTACTATAAACGTAGATGGACCAGATGCATGGAAAAATGCCGACGGTACTGACTTCATTGCTAATGAAAACGATATATGTGAATGGGATGGTACTAAATGGGTAATTGTATTTGATGCTTCTACTAAAACAGACCAACTTACTGATGTAACATACGTTACTAACCTAAATACAGGCATTCAATATAAATGGGACACTTTTGAATGGGTATTATCGTTCGAAGGTGAATATCCAGACGGCACCTGGCGTATAGTATTTTAAGATAATTACTTATATGAATAACATTGTATGTAGCGGTGCCCTCTTCTACACTCTTGATACTCATAGATTTTTATTTCTATTTAGATCTAACGGTAAAAAAGCCGGATTATGGGGATTAGTAGGAGGTACAAATGAAGGAGTAGAAACTCCTTTTGAAGGACTACAAAGAGAAATTAAAGAAGAAATTGGTAGTGTTCCGGAAATTAAAAAAGTGCTACCACTAGAATCCTTTGTATCTAATGATGCACACTTCCACTTTCATACATACTTGTGTGTAATAAAAAGTGAATTTATTCCTAAATTAAATAATGAACACAGCGGTTATGCATGGTGTAGTTTCCGTAACTGGCCTAAACCTTTACATTTAGGATTGCGTAACACGTTACAAAGCAAAGCTAACTTAACTAAATTAGAAACTGTGTTCGAAACAATTAATTTACTTGACAATTAAATTAATAGAAAGTAAAATGAGTGTATGAAGGTTTTAGTATTAGGTGATATAATAACTGACAAATATATCTACGGCAGTAGTTCAAGGATTAGTCCTGAGGCTCCTGTGCCTGTAGTCAATATCACTAATATTGCAACTTCACTTGGAGGAGCCGGACTTGTTTATGAAAATTTAAAAAGTTTAGGTGTAGATGTTACATTGTTTGATACAATGCAATCGCCAAGTGTTAAAACTAGAATTATATGCGATGGTCATTATGTAACACGATTAGACGAAGATGAAATTGCAGATTCAGAAGCTGTATTGACAAATGTATTACGTAGTGACTTTTCCCAATATGAGTATGTTATATTAAGTGATTACAACAAAGGTGTATTAGATAATGCAAAGCAAATTATTGAACATATTAATAGCCAAGGTTGTAAAGTTATTGTAGATCCTAAACGTAATGCACAATTTTATCAAGATGCGTGGTTAGTAAAGCCTAATGCAAAAGAATTAATTGACTTTAATTTTAAAGGATGGCAAGGTAATATCATTACTACCGATGCTGACAGAAATGTAGTTGCTACAATAGATAATATTAAGTATAATGTACCTGTAGAAAAAGTTGAAGTCTCAGATGTTACTGGTGCTGGAGATTGTTTTTTAGCAGGATTTGTTTATGGACTTACAAAAGAATATAGTTATAAAAAATGTTTACAGATTGCTATAAAAGGTTCAACTAAAAGCGTAAGTCGTTCTGGTACATACATTCTTAAGCAAGAAGATTTAAATCAAGGTATAGTTTGGACTAACGGCGTATTTGATATACTACACACAGGGCATTTAGAATTATTAAGATATGCTAATACATTAGGAAAAAAACTTATAGTAGGAATTAATAGCGATCCTAGTGTTAAGAGGTTAAAAGGCAATAGCAGACCAATTAATAGTGCAGAAGTTCGTAAGAAGAACTTAGAAACATTACCGTGGGTTGATGAAGTAATAGTGTTTGACGATGACACTCCTTTAAAAATTATTGAAACTTTACAGCCTAATATAATTGTAAAAGGTGGAGATTATACTGTTGAAACAGTAGTAGGACATGAGATATCGAATGTTGTAATTTTTCCAACTATTAAAGGACATAGCACAACCGAAATTATAGATAAAATGAAGGCAAATCATGAAAGCTGAAATACTTGCAGAAAATATAGTTAAAGGTTCGGGCGGACACGGATTAAAAAAAGATCAGCTAGTAAAAATTTTTACTAGTATAGATAACTTAGAAGACTTTGCATACACTATGAAAAAAGTATTAGAACATGGTGGCAAAGATTATTTAACTACACAAAGTTTTGAATATGACATTCCGTCATTTACTAATTTTACTAAATGGCATCATGTTGATGAAAAATATAATTTAGACTGGGGATTTGATAAGAAAGACGCAGGGTGTTATATGTATGGAATTTTTAAAGATACTTCTCCTAACACAGTAGACATTTTACAGTCAGAAGTAATTTATATTGGTGAGAGTAGAGCTACTACTAGGAATTGTATGCTAGGACGAAGAACAGACTTTAAAGGTACTGTAAAAAACGAAAGGTTATCACCTTATGGTTGTGGTACAGCATTCAAAGAAAAGTTTGGTAAAGAAAATATAAAATATGTGTATCAAGCATATTTGCCAATGCATAATAGTCTCGTAAAAGAAGCAGAAATGCAAATGCTTTGCATGTATTATAAAAAGTATAATGATATACCTGCATGTAATCCTGTAAGCGATTTGCGTAGAGTAAAATTAAGAATGGAAAACTAATGGAACATTTAAGAAAATATATAGGACTATACTTAACAGCATTGGTTTTGCCTTTTATGTTTGGATATGGTGTAAGTGAAGATCATCCAGTATGGGTTTGGTGGATAGCTTTTGCTCTTATAATATTGAAAACTCCTCCTTATAGTATCAGTGATCGTTTTTGGGGAGCGTATGCAAGATTATTAGAATGGATATTAGGACCATTAATAAAGAGATTAAAAAAATTACCTTGGTGGGCTAGGACTATTATAGCAATAGCAATATTGTACTTTGTGGAAGAATACTTTCTAGCATCTCTAGGATATACAATGTTACCTTGGAGAATGGACTTTTCATGAGAATATTAGTTACAGGATACAAAGGTTTTATTGGTCAAAATATTTCTCAATATTTAATTAATAAAGGACACGAAGTTGAAGGTTGGGAGTTTATGGAAAATGCCGTTCCTGATCCTAGTGCATATGATTGGGTAATACACCTTGGTGCTATTACTGATACAACATGTACTGATGTTGAACAAATAATGGCAAATAATTTTGAAAATAGTATGAGACTGTTACAAGCATGTGATACTATGGGTACAAATATTCAATATGCTTCTAGTGCTAGTGTATACGGTCCAACTACGCACTTTACAGAAGATGGACCATTGCTACCACAGAGTCCTTATGCATGGAGCAAGTATCTGTTAGATAGATTTGTTAAACAGCATATAAACGACTTTAATGTTATTGTACAAGGATTTAGATACTTCAATGTATATGGTCCTTATGAAAATCATAAAGAAAACCAAGCAAGTCCGT